GCTATATCACTTGTGCCTGCGTTCAAAGCTTTCATTTCATCTGCGGTCATGTGAAAATTGACTGTACGGTTCTTTGTGATCTGCACCTGAATCTTTGTATCTGTCGTATTTCCACCTACGGTTACTGTCTGTGCTGCTGTGTAATCGCCTGCTGTGCTCTGGCCTGCGATCGGGATAGTGATATAGTTCTTATCTTCACCTGCACTCTGTACGTCAACTGTTGCACCTGAAAAGTTGTAATTCACACTCGGAATGAATCCAACTTGTTTACGCGCTACGCTGTAAATCGGCGCATATAGATTCGGATATAATGCGGCATCAATCGTGTTTGCCATTTGTTATTCTCCTTTTTGTTAATCAGCCAAAATCTCAACTTGTGGCGTTACCGTGCCTGTTTTTACATCATAAGGCATAAGAGCCGATTGCTCTTTAAGGGGTAACGCATCAAATTCAGATTGTTTCATCTTTTTTAAATTACCCGGGGGCGTTCCGCTTCCTTCGCCACCCCCGCCGCCTGCTCCACCGCCGGCGTTTCCGTTTCCATCAAAAAACTCTGGATAATCGGTTTTAAATTCTGCAGCAAGTTCATCCATTGTCATATCGCCGCCTCCCTGACCGCTTCTGACGTGTCCATTGTCATTGAATACTTGAACTATATGCTTGCCGTTCACTTCAACCATTCGAGCTGAACCATGAGCGAGTTTCATTATCGCATTGAGCCGTTTCGGATTTACACCCGCATCAAGAAAGGCTTTCTGCCCTCTCGTAGTGACTTTCTCTGTTGAAAGTTCACCTGTAAGCGATGTAATCCTATCGTCTCTATTCGCGAGTTCCTTTTGATGTAATTCGGTCAACTCCAATTTGAGCTTTTCGATTGCCTCTTTAGACTTCCCGCCTGTTGAAGCTTCGAGTTCAGTAACACGCACTTTTGCCTTATCAATAGCATTTGAAAGCTCTTTTTCGTTATCCTTCAACTGCTTCCTCTCTGCCTTGACTTCATCAAGCACTTTGCGTAAACCGCCCACATCTGCAAGCTCTAAGCCGTCCACACCTTCAACCTGAAGGTAGAACATTCCGTCCTTCTCTGTGTATTCCTTCTTTACATCTTCGCTCAATCCGTCCAACTTATCCAGTACCGATTTTAACATAATAAATTCCTTAAATTAAAAAGACTGCCTGCCTTCGTTTCGTGCTTCCTGCACACAATTATTTTCTATCCATTAAGAAAAGTTCAATTTCCTGTTCTGCCATTTCGTATTCATCACAAGTGCAAATAAATTGTATGGTTATTCCTAATTTCTTGTCTTTGCTCCATACGAAATGCATCGGCTCTTCACAAAAGCCACAAATCATATTTTCAAAAGTTTGATTCAACTTTTTGACAATTTCTTTATCTGTTTCTTTTTCTATTGCTTTACTTGTCATATTTAACCTGCCAAACTATAAACATCTTCACGAGATATACCCTCCCGCTTTAGTAAATCATTAAGCTTATACGTTACGCCTCTGTCATTCTGAAAGTTCTCAATCTTAACCATACCTCGATTAAACAGCTCCGCTCTTGTTCTGCCGAGTGCGTTTCTCTGTGTTCTTGCATCCTGTGTTTTAAGCCATTGTCCGTATGTCGTATTCTCTGGAACTTTGCCGTCCATTGCTCGTCTGAATCCGGGGGGCATCTCTTTTAATGGTATTCCGAGTTCCTTGAATGATTTAGTTACCGGGGTTATCGTGCTTCTGCAATTGAAGTGCAAAGGCGGTACAGGTGCAGCCCCTACAGGATATACACCCTCGCCGAGTCCGTATTCGTCAACCTCGCCTGCTCGTATGCAGATAAGGGTTGTCTTATCATCAAGGGTATTCAGGAATCGCTCGCCTTTCAGGATATCTTCATTTGCTTTAAATGTCGCTGATCTTGCCTGATTGCTGACGTGGCTTATTGCTGTACGCGTAACGGCTTCTGCTTTCCTCAACTGTGTCTGCCATACTCCGTCACCGAATTTAGCTGCTGCTGTACCCCTGATTCTCTGTGTGAGCGTGCCTACATCTTCGCCGAGTGTCATACCGACCCGTATCTGTCTGTTGAGGTTCTTTTGCATGACTTTACCTAAATCGCTGAACCAATCCGTTAATATCTCACCCTCAAACGGCTTTGCGGTAACAATCGTATTAAGCAATCTCGCTCCCGGGGTCTTAAATGTAACGCCGTATGGTATGACCTTTTCCATTGCCTGCTGCGAGAATACACCTTCCGCAAGGGAAAACTCTTTCATGCTTGCCATAAATTCAGGCTTGATCTTATCCATTCCCTCATTAAGTATCTGCCTCATAATGCGCTCTGCTTCCCTTCGTTTGCGTGGATTCAAGCCGATTCTGTTAATCTTGAATATAGAGGCTAATACATCGGGCAATACTTCATCGTTCAGTAAAGCAGCAATCTTGTCTGCCTCAAAGTTCTTAAACCGTTCAAGGTACACGCTATGACGTACCATGCGATTTGCTATTTTATCGTTACTCGAAAGAGCCATTTATTCTTCTCCTGCGCCGAAACCCTGAATTGCTAACGGCTCGGCTGCTGTCTTTGTTATTTCTTCCTGAATCTCCACTTTCTCGCTTATCACGCCGCGCTTCTGTATCTCTGACAGGAAAGTCTCTTGTGTGATTTCTCCCATTGCCCGGGCTTTCAGGAGTCTATCGAAGTCTTCACCGCTCATTAAGCCTGTCGCGAAATCGCTGTATATATTCACATTGAAATCTTCATCGAACTCTGATTCTGCTATATTCATCCATTGACCGGCGTATATGTAGGCGGTTTCATACGCTGCTTCCGTTACCCTTATCCAAGACTCAATTTCAGCCTCTTCACTCTGCCTGTTGATATTCTCTGCTGTCGCTGTAACGTTCGCTGAACGGCGTATAAAAGGCAAAGTACCCAAAACCTGCATACGCTCCTCTATGTCCTGTCCGTGCTGTCTACCTGCGTCTATAGCTGCTCCTGTGGGCTCTACGAACATTAGCTTCGCATCTGGATTAGTTGAGCTTGCGAGCTTTGTACTGCCGATCGTGATTCCCTCTTTTTGTTCCTGCTTTGTGATTCCTGCGAGCCATAAAATCGGGATTCTTGCATAATGCAGAATATTGGACTGTTCGCTTTCGCTTTGCCAGTGCTGTAAATTAAGCCAAGCAAGATCTTCAAATACGACTTCAGAGGTCATAAATGTCTCTTCTCTGAAGGGTATCGGGATTAAGGGAATCGAGCCGAAGGTATGGAATCCGCTATCTATAAGAACCCATTTCTTACCTGTTGTATCGTCCGGGTCTTGTTCCCATACTTCCCACGTTTCCCTGGTATATACTCTTATGCGTTCGACCATAGATGAAGAGTATTCGTCATTTCTTACCTCAACCACTTCCCTGAATTTTATCATACTCAATACTTTTTGATTGTTTATTACCTCTGTGTTCCAATCAAGCAGATTCGGTGCTGTGATATGAATAATCCACGGACGAAAGCCTAAATCCTGTTCCTGTTGCAGGGTAAGCTTCTGAACCTCGCCGTTTTCATCCTTCGGGAGTTGTGGATATTCCACAAATAGAAAGGATATACCGTATTTCGCTGCAGCTCTGAATGTTTTACGTCCGTGCTGTGTCAGGTTTGTTCCCTGTGCATCAACATTGTCTTCAAGATATTCTAAGCGTTCAGGAGCGTTTTCAACTGACATCGGGTGACTGAAGGGAAGGGCTACAGAGTCATTTATCGTGTTCTTTGTTGCATTGAACAAAAAAGAGCGTGATTTTCTTGCATTGTAATTCGCTGTGCTTTCCTCTTGATTCTTAGGTAAATAATCCTGTCCCGCATCTTGCATCGCATCTGTTCCGCCGTATAATGAATCAATTAAGCTCCATACAGGAGACTTTTCATCATATAATGCGTTTGTCTGTGGGATAGTTTCGCTTGTTATTTTTCCGTTTTCGTCTGGCATTACCAATCCTTTACTTTTACAACGTGACCGCCGTCCATTGGGTATTCATAATCCGCCCAATGCATCCAACTGTCACTATGATGGGTCATAGTCAAATCTGATTTGTCAATCTCTCCTGCGCTGCCTTTCAGCACAGTAACACCGTAGAAGTCACCTATTGTATAGATACAGCTCGAATCAATGTAACAATGAATCATATCGTCTGCTGTTCTAAATCGTGAGTTCATCGCATTTATTAGGTCACGCTGTGCAGGGTGTTTGCTTTTAACCCTTAATTCAAATTTGCGACCGAAAGCATTTTCCGCGCTTAACATATCCTCTATGATCTGCCAGTCGTTACCCTCTGTTTGGCTGCTGCCCCTGTTCCCGCCTGTAGGATCGCCGTATGATATAACTCTGCCTTGATGATTACCCCAGTCTGCTATGATCTTACGGCAGATAGACTTTGTCGTACTATTATCCGGTATATGTACCTCACCGATAATATTCATATCGCCGTCAATTTCCATGCCTATACCTGCAGTGCCAGGGGAAACGTTGAAGTCAAAGGCGAGTATAAGATTGAATTTCGGGTTATATATCTGCCTTAACAGCCCTGTACGTACGTGTGATTTCTTCTCAAATTCGTAGTATATCCTGTTTGCGAGTGTTTCAAATGATGCTTCGTATTCCTGTAGATATAACCGCTTCGTCATTCTCTCTTTTGCTTTGCGTATCTCTTCTGCAGCTCGTTTCTTACCCATATAGAGCGGAAATACATCTGCGCTTTTCCATGTGAAGAATGAATCCGGGTATTTAACGCTTAACCGGTATAGGTACTTTTGACCTTCAGGAACACCGGTAAATATCAGCTTTGCTTGCCTGTCTGACATCATCGGGAATATATGCTCTTCTATTTCGTCAAACTTTGTATCGTCCGTTTCATCAATGCACATATAATTCCACGGCTGCCCCTCAATCCGTGACATCTTGTCTAAGCCTTCAAGGTGTATCTCTGCATTTGTTTTGAGCCTGATATATAGCTCTGATTCGCTCTTGTATGCAATCAGCTTGTCCGGTATCATTCTATTCAGGAGTTTCCAATACAGGTCTTTTACCTGCTGCCACGTCGGAGCTGCAAGAAATCCTCTCCAGTCCGGCCACTCTGTATTACTGCACGCTGCGTCTATTATCTTGCGAGCGTTAATCCTTGTTTTACCACCTCTGCGCCCTGCAGCGCATGATTGTATCTCTTCTTGACAGTTTTCGTAAGCAGCTTGTTCATCTGAATGATTGAATAATCTCGGGTTTGCTCTTAATTCTGCCGGTGTCCAGAGCGTACCCATTGTCAGGATAACCCATAAGACATAATTAAGACTTCCCATTTGGTTTCTTTCCGTGCATTTCTGCTAACATGCCTCTGATCTCTTTTGCGGTTTCTGCCGGTGATTCTATCGTTATTGACTGATTCCGCTTCCATTTATCGTTCTGTCTATTGCACAACCAGAATATACAGGCCGTAACGTCCGGGGGATGATGTTTGATTATATTCGTGATTGTACCACCCGAACCGATATGTATATCAGGGTGCGAATATCCTGTTGCTCTTTTGAATAGTGAAACCTTAACTTTCTCGTCAGGTGTAAGTTTAGCCTTTTTTAAGGAGGCCAGAAACTCGGGGTATTTCTTTTTCCATGTCGTTACGGTTGTTTTGGAAACGTTCATATATGTAGCGATTTCTTTATCAGAGAATCCTTCCTCTGCAAGCATTTCAGCCACTTCGTCGTACATTTCGTTATGTTTGGAAGGTCTACCGCCTTTGTTTTTTTGTTCTGTTTTGGATTTTGGGGGTTTTTCGCTTTTAGTTGTGTTTGGTTTGTTTTGCTTTTTAGAGGTCTTTTTTATCAGAGAACCCTTCTATGTTACGAAAGCTACACATATCTTAACGTTCCTATTA